AACAAAGCGTACTTTGTTGCGTAGCGATGGCGTCGCGCCTTCGTTTGCAATGAACACGCAAGGAGAAACGCTGGCTGTTGAAAAGTTGCAGTTTACAGCCGTTATCCCAATATTAGCATTGGGATCGGTTACAGCGACAAGCATCGCCGGGGCGGGTCCCATTGCCGAACAATCGATAAGCTCAATTTTTTTGGTCCCATTATAGAAATGGAATTGATAATCTTGAATGACAACAGAACCACCATCGTCCGGATTGCTATCCGCAACACAACGAACGTAACGCTCTTGAATATCCTTGCCGGTACATTCAAATGCTGTCTGGCCATTAATCGCCTTACAATCAAATGTCTCGTTTCCAAATGCGCGCTCATTGCCTGTTGATGCCGTATAAAACGAGTACCCGGTTACATTGCGGGTAATGCAGAATTGCACACGGTGTCCGCTGACATAGCCCCCGCGCCTGATGCCAGAAACGCGGTTTAAGCTTTCATACGGCACGCCTAGACCGTTATTGCCTACCCCCGTGCCTAAGCCGGATCGGTTGACTTCGCATACTACACCGTACACTCCACCGCTTGTTATTTTTGCGGCAAGCGTCCCATTGACAGATATACAGGCGCTAGGACCACCATCCTCGGCCCCTTGCGCCCCCACCAGTAATGGGATAAACGACAAAACCGACGACTTCATATTGTAATTGCCAAGGATAACTTGGCCATTTGTCGGACGAACGGCCTTGCTGATTTTGTGTGTTAAATCTCCAAGATAAAGCGTCTTAACCATAGGCGCGGCAAGGGCTTTGTTTAACTCGATAACGCGGTCCACATTATCTCCAACCGCGCCAAACATTGCCGCAAAATGTTGCTGGTTGGCGTCTAGCTGCCAGCGAGAACCATCAACCGTACTTTCAAACCAGCTATAGTTTTGCTGCGATACGAGCAACTCCGCTTGCGGCGCTGCCCACCGCTTATAGATTGCGCCGCCGCCATCACCGCTTGTATTTCGCCCCGTTGTTTCAAGCCGCAGTACAGAAGTCGGGAATGCCCTCACCTTGGCATCAACATACGTTAAAGCAAATTCGTCCGCAAAGTCCTTTAGATCAGACATTTGCGCGCGAAGAGCGTTATTAACGTCGGAACGCTCCATTCCTTCAGCAATACTTACACCACGAATGCTTGTGTTTAATGCGGGAGAACTACTATAATCGCGAATACCAGCCATATTGTTTCCTTAGCACTATACTTTGTAGTAAAAATATTGCAAAATTGCCGAATGAATTTATTCTTTATTATGCTCGCCAAAGCCTTCATCATTGCCTTTATTAAAAGCCTTGGCCTTGTCTTTGGGAAGTAGCAACGGATTGCGACCCCACATTTTGCGAAAAATCAGTGTTGCCCCACCTGCGCTTAGCTCGTGCCGCTAGTTTTATTTGCGATATAAGCTGGTCGTAATTCATCGCCGCCGTACCCGCGTTGGTATCAAATAGGATCGGTGCAAGGGCGTCGGCTTTGCGCTTTTTGCCGAATATGCCTAAACGCCCTCCAGCAATCTTACCTACTGCCTTCGCGCCCGTAACCATAGGCGTTCCCGTTGTGGCTAAATCCATAGCCAGTGATGGTGCCCAATCCTCAACGCCGCCAAAAGCTTGTGCTTGTGCAAGTCGCTCGGCACTCAAACTATTCCCCAAGATCTTGTTATTGGTGTCGGCCATTGTGCGCTCAAATTGATACTGCTTATCAAAATTCCCCGCGCCTTGCGGATAATTAGCCGCTATCTTTTGCTGCGCTACGGTAGGGCCGTAGACTGTATTCCAAGGGTTCCCGCTTTCCCTAACGCGGCCTGCTTGGTTAACCATATCGGCCCGCTGGCCAAGCTTATATTGCTCTTGCCCAACCGGCGTTAACTTGCTCATTTCATATTGCGATTGGTCAAGCGATAAAGGCCTATCATACGCACCCTTTGTGAAGGCGGCACGCTCTTCCGCTGGCCCCGCATAAGCGGCGCGGGCTTGGGCGTATGCGGGATTAATGCCGTCAATTTCTTTGACTAAATGTTGTTTCAGGGCCGTAGCTGAACGCGCTTCCGATGAATAAGTGCGCGCTATTGGATCATAGCCACCCTCAATAATATCATCTAAGCCTTGCTTTAATTCGTGCAGCGTTTCGAATGACGGCACTTTTGTCATCTGCGCCTCGCCACTTGAATTATAATCAAAGCCAATTGAATTATGGTCAACAGGATTGCCGTATTCATCTAAGCGATTGCGGACGTTGCTACCGGCCTGTTGTATCGCTTTTTGACCCATTGGCGTTTGTGTAAGCCCGCTAATATTAACGCTTTGTGCGCCGGGCGCGGCCTTAGCCTCATCATAAAGCGGCCCTGAATCCGCATTTAGCAAGCGGTCGTATTGATCATTACTGCGCTGGCCAAACGACTTTTCCGCAATGCCCCGTGCATTAGGCGAGAATTGCACCGAACTACTGCCAAGCGAGCGTAATCCGGGGTGCGTGTCGGCAAGCGAATAAGGGACGCCTAATTCTTTTGCTTGGCGTAATTGTGCCATGATGTCCGCACCGTCGCCTTGCGCCGCATTCGCTATCATTTGCGATGCCTCACTTGGCTGTGGAAACATTGGCCGCTGTCTTGCGCCAAACATGCCACGCACCGCATTTGAAGCTTTTGTCGCTGTATTAGTGTGGGCAAGCGCGCCTACACCCTTCCCAGCTACGTTACCCAATGCCCGCCCGCCTAGTGACCCCACTAAGCCCTGTTCAATACCGCTAATAGGGTCGCCGTCCGTTATGGTGCTGCGAATACCGCTATAGCCCACGTCCGTACTAAGAGCGCGGCCAAGGTTCGCTAAATCGCCGCCACCGAATATCTTGGGTGCATTCCTCCCTACGTCACCAAGTAATTTAGGCGCGTATTTGCCCGCGACTTTTGCCGCGCCTTTTGCTAGTAATCCAGCGCCCAATACAGACCCGCCAAGATCACCGGCAAATGCCGCTTTCGGGTTTTCTTTTTCAAGCTGCTTTACGGCCCCGCCACTTACCCTATCAAGCGTTCCAAAGCCCGCCGCGTTTACCGCTGATACCGCCGCCGTGCCCTCGGGGGTTAATAGAGCTTTGTTAACCGCCTTTTGGAAATCAGATCGCTTGCCAGATGTGGGAAGGCCAACAATAGCTTGGTTATGCCTTCCCGTGCCTTCGTACCGTCCTGTCCCGTCTCGATACTCGGTTGCGCCCTGTGCGTTTGCGGGTATTAGCTTTATTTGCCCACCATACCCACTATCTTGTATAAATTGGTTTACGCGCTCGGCTGACGCACCGCTATTCCAAAGCGCGTTAGCCTTCTTTTGAAACGCCTTATCCGCTTCTGTGGCATAATCGCCAGTGCCAATAACAGCCGCGCCGTCCGGCGAGCCATTGCCTAGAAATACCGAACTTTTGTCAGTGCGCGAAGGATTGCCACCTTGTGGTGCGCGTCCGCTTGGGCCGTTGCCGATAGGGGGCGATGCACTTGGGATATAGTTATTATCGCTTGCTTGGCCCTGTTGTGCAGATAGAGCCTCTAACTGTCTATTATAGTACGCCTCTGCTCTATCAAGGCCGCCTGTAAATTCGGGTAAACTTTGGTCAAGGGAAAGGTTGGCAATAGCTGACGCCATGCGCGCCGCTTCGGTTTCACTATTTGCAATAGAAGCAACGCCTTTGCCGCCATTTTGTTGCGACAAGCGCGCTATTTGCTGTTGAATTAAGTCGCCGTCGATTGATTTGACTAAGCCCTCGACATCAGCTCTATTTTGGCCAAGGAAGCCCCCGACTAATGGCCATTCGCGTAAATTTTTACCCTGCTCACCAACCGCAAGAAAGTCATCTGACTGCTCGCGGGCGCGCTTTATAACTTCGAGCAAGCTTTGGATTTGCGCCATTCTTTGCGGGTCATTAATAGCTGTTTTTGATGGACCGCTTGGGCTAGGCACAATTGCACCGTCTTTACCGACCATTAAGCCGTCTTTTGCCAACTCTGCCTCAAACTTTTGCTGCGCTAGCCTAGCATTCCTTTCTGCAATAGCATTGCTTTGCGCGGCGTTATTATCCGCCCGCGTTGCTGCGTTTTCAGCGCGTCGATCTGTTGCGTCCTGCCTGCTATATTGGCGCTCTTGCTGTTGAACGCGCATGGCATTAGGCGCAATGACGTTCGAGCCTTGGCTTATGCCTGTTCCAGGTACTGGCTGGCCATCAGGGCCAACTTCCCAAGAAACACCGTTTCTATCAGTTTTGCGCGCCATTATCGGCCAATCCTTTTTAACATACCCGCGACATAATCCCGCGTTTCTTTGGGCATTCCCGCAAGCCAATTAGCGCCGTGCTTTTTTAACGCACTATCAACGCGCCCCGGACCCGCATTATACGCCGCCCACATTTTTGACAAATCACCGCCATAACGAGACTGCATTTTACCGCGATAGTCTTTACCAACGCGGGCTAAGTCATTGGGCGTGCCGTCCCATTCGCGTATACCAAAACCCGGTGCACGGGCCGTTTCAGGCATAACTTGCCACTCGCCCATAGCGCCCGCCGATGACCGTAAGTAACCGCCGCCCGCGCCGTATCGACGCCCGCCACTTTCGCCCTGCACCGTTGCGCGGTCAAGCACGTTACCCGTCACCGGAAAGTTACCAGACGTTGGCGGTGTCTGTCCTCCTTCATCCGCCCAACCAGCAAAAACAGGTTGCGATTGACCGCCACTATTCGGCTTGACGTACTGCCCACCCCCCATGCCATCCGGTATAAATTGCGGGTGCATTTCATGGTAAAGCGCCCGCTGCTCGGGTGTCCAGCCCTGATACAAAGCTAAGTCATTCGCCGTATCATTGTTAATCGGCTTGGGGTTATCGCGCTCGTACTGTTGCCGCCTATTCCATTCGTTTTGTTCGTATGCGCGGTCATCTGTTTTTTGATGCTGCGCGTACTGCATTTTTTGTCGCTCTTGCTCGGCATCCATTAGCGATTGTTGGCGGCGCTGTTGCTGTTGCGCGTATACAGGGCCATTGCCGCTAAAGGCATCGCCAAAGGCACCTAAAGCATCCACCCACCCGCCACCGTGCCCAAAGAAGTTAGGATTACGCGGTTGCTGCATTTGCTCGCCATTATCCACACCCCCGCCGTACCCCGACATTGAGTAGTCAACGGGCTTGGGCGTGAAGGGACCGCTAGACGAGCCAAACCTTGATTTTCGGTTACCAAATAGCATTAGCGACCTCCAAATGCGGACGCACCGGCTTGCGCGCCTTGCGCGAGCAACGACAATAGGCTTGGCCTCTGTTGCGTAGTGGTCGACCCCGTTGATGTTGCATATTTGCCAAGCAAGCCCCCCACGCCACCCGCATAGTTGCCCGCTGCGGTTTGCGGCAAGCCTACTGTGCTTTCAATAAGCCCCTGTTTCCGCAATGCCGCCTCATTCTGATACCCGCGTTCGGTATTATATTGCTGCCCGCGCACGTTGTTTTCATTCTGTGCGATCCTATCCGCTAAAGTGCGCGCATGATAGCCGCTACCAAAACGCGCCCCGCTGAATTGGCTGTTTACGCTATCGGCGATAGATTGGTTGGTATCGCTAATCATGCGATCTAAATATGGATTATGGTCTAAATAATCGCCATTCAATGTCTTAGAATAATAATCAATGCCTTGCTGCGTTTGTGGGATGTATTTATCAAGCAATCCCTGTGATTGGTCAAATGCAGGCCGCAAAGTAGACGCAGCATCATTAACAAATGGCTGCGAATATGTTGACGGCGCAAGCGTTTCCGTGCTTTTTGTCTGTTGCTTGCTTTTAGAAAGTCCCATCACAAAACCTTTTCAATTGTTACACTGTTCTTTACATAGTCTGGCAACACTTTCAACCAACCAAAGCGACTTGATATTTGCGTTGTCTTGCATCCCATATCACGCGCTATCTTTTCTGCCCTTGGAATCAACATATCCCTTATACTTTCCAGTTTACCTGCAGCCGCCATACCCTGCAATTCTAGCCAGCCAGTAGGGTAAATCTTGAACTCATATAAGATAAGCGCATCATGGCACGAAAGCACTTTAATTGCGCCGTTTAATATTTGATCGTCCACCCATTCGATAGGGTATTTGCGGCCATCAATGCCGGACGCTATTTCATCCCTGAATTGCATATATCCAGCGTACATTATTGCGTCCCCAATTCGCCAAAGTTGATGCGCTGCGGGCGTCCGCCTGATGATGGGTTGCCGCCCGTAGCGCCGCCAGTTTGCCCCGGTTGCGTCGGAATAGTTGGTAAGCCTCCTGTGTTTACATCACTGCCCGTAACAACTTGTATCGGGTAAACTGTTGCCGGTGTCGCGGCGCCAACATAATTCGGTAGTTTGAAATTTAATGGGTCTGCGGCTACACCTTGGCTATCGCCTAAATATGTGAACAATTCTGGGAATGATAATTTCGCTACTTCACTGCCATCGCAAAGGATCATGTTGCTTTGCGCGCTCGATAATGGGAAGTCGCGCAATTCCCCCGCCCTCAATGGATAATTATTCGCAAGCAACGCGCCACGGACACGGCGCGTCAACTCGCTTATGCCAGACGCTATAAGCGGAATCGTTGTGGCATACGTTGTTTTTGTGGCGATGAATCGGAAATATGCACTCATCTCCCAGCTCCCGGCTCGCCAACAAAATCAAGCGCCTTGGCATAAGTCCATGCCGTCCCCGCCGCGATAGTAAGCGTAGGCCGCAAATACCGCGCTGATACCCGCAAAGGGATATCGCCACTTATCGTCAATGAGGTAAAGCCTGTTAAATCTGGGACATCTCCAAGCCTTTGCCGCGCAGCAAAGCTAACAGTTATTCCCGCGACGGCATCACAATCAGGGCGCGCAGAACGTAAACACGCCCTGCGGCCTCTAAATATTTCAATCTCATTGCCGGTAAACTTTGCCTGCATTGGCGTTCCCGTCAATGCGCCTAAATTATGCGTTTCGTTAAAAACATACAATTGTGGGTCGCCGCCGCTGTAAACAGGGCTATCAAATGAGGGTAAGCCAACGCCATCAATATTGTCGTCAAGTATCCCGAATGCACCGTCCCGCTCATCAAGTGTAACGCCCTTAGTTACGCCGGAAAATATCACGCTCGATGCAATCGGAATAACCGTCCATTTTTGAAGGTTCCAACTGTACGTAAAAATCCTATCTGGCATAGACCACATAACGATTCCATTAACAGGATCGACGGCAGTTGACATTGTGAGCCAATCCGCAGCCGTATATCTTGCCGCAAATTCTCTGTCAACCAATTCGCGCCCGATAGGTGTAGGTGCGCCATTCCACATCATAAAACCTTCATCGGAATAGAAGAAGCCTAAGTTACCCCATTGTGCAAAAGAATTTTTCGTAACGCAGCCCACGTTAGAGCTTACTTCATTTATATCAAATATCTGGTTGCCACCTACATAATCCATCCTGACAATGCGGTCGCGCTGCAGAATAATACCGTACTCGCCTGATAAAATCCCGTTAATTCGCCCGCCTGTGGGTAATGTGCTGTAGTCAGATTGCCGTTGCCCCGGCGTCCAAAATTCAGCGTCATTCTGGCCAGACCATGCTATTGTCATAACATCTCCGTCGCGTATGGCTCCCACGAGAAAGTCTTTAACAACGGCTAATATTTCAAATTTAGGGGGAGATCCGCCTAATAAGCTAACAATGGATGTGGACAGATTTATTTTTTGCATGGCGTCCGCGCCATTAGTTGCGATAGCTAGCCGCCCGAATTGAGCAAAGCGCCATCGCTTATCGCCCTGAATGCTAAAACCAGATGCAAGCGAAATCCAGCCATTCGAGTTTGCCTTGAACAATGTCGACGCTGTGCCAGCAATAATTGTTGTTTTACCGTCTGAATTAACAAAAGACGCGGCACCCTTGCAAATAGAAGGAAGGGATGAGTATCCCGTCATAAATTGACCAACGGGCCTATATCCGTCCTCTAGCGCGTACACGCCCTCACACACGGTTAATATGCCGTCATTGCCAGACTTGGCTTTGTCAGGGGCGTAGGGGCCTAATATCATCCGATAACAGCGCTGTTCATACGCAAAGTGCGGCCGCCGTAACGTTCTTTCTGCGTTGCTTGGCCTATTTGGAAGATAATCTCTTCAATCCGCGACTTCAGCATTGGCAATCTGTCATCATTCCAATTGAACAACTCCGCCTGAACCAATGCGCCGAACAAATACAAGTCAGGGTATTTTGTCATAAGCCAGTTGGTGGGGTTGGCTACAGTTAGGGCCGGTATTTTCTGATAATAGACAATTTTCACAGTGCCGCTTGTCGGCACAGGACGAAAGAAAAACTGGCCATCTGCAACCGCAACATAGCTAGGGTTCCCCACATAGCTTGCGGGCAGTGCAAACAAATCATCAACTGATGCAAAGTCAAACTTTCTGTTATTAGACGACATAGAACGAAGGCCAATGAAGTCAGTAGGCACAGCCAGTGCCTCGCCGGACAACGTGGCGCTTTGCCTGCTTTCCATTTCAGAACAACGCAAAACTCGATTAAACTCGGCCTCCGCAAGCGCAATCAAGTCAGGCGCAATCGCCGTCATATCCGCACGGTTTAACCAGCTGTTAATCGCCGTCACAAGGTTGGTGTAGTTTGCCAGTGCCATTACATGATAATCCGTGCAAAGCCGGGAACAAGATGCCTATAATCACTATCCATAAGCTTCTTCATAATACCATCCCTATGGTCTGGGTTCCAAAGGTCTAAGCCTTCCTCAACAAGCCATTTCATGCCTACAGACGCAGGAACATGGCCAACGTGCCACATATCCGAACGCTTATCAGGCGCGCTTGCCCGCTTGTTTTCTTCGATAATGGGCGCGGCGTCTAAAGCCTCATATTTGACTTGCACCGAACCATGGTCTTCGTCAGTCCCGCGCATCCATTTGCGCAAGCCGTTCCAACTACCATCATCAATAAGTTCCCAATCACTTGCGCTTTGCATGACCTGTATCCACCAAAGCGTCCGCAATTTCAGACGGAACATTTTGCACGGCGCCTTTAGCACAACGGACATCATCCGCGATAAAAACACCGTCTTTCAGTATTTCGATTTTTACGTCTTTGGCCATAAGTCCTCCGTAAAAAGAGGGGGAAGGTTTCCCCACCCCCTCAATTCATTACAACAAGTCGGCAATGACGCCAGATGCCGCTTGGTTGAGGCAACGCAACGATGTTTCCTCATAAAGCGCCTTACGCGTTGCAAGGCCAGTTTTTGCAAGGTCCATCGTTTTCATGGGGTCGAGAACTGCAACGTCCCAGTATTCAGGGTCGATGATAAGTGCATCGCGGCCTGAAGCAAAGCGATCCGGCACAAACTGCACAGGCCCAAAGTCAGACAAATAAATGTCCGCACCCGCAACAATTGTGATGGCCTTATCGCCGGTTTCGCGACGCTGCTGTGCAAGGCCTGTAAAAGCCGCTTCGGTCTGCTTCTGTGTGCCGTTGGTAAACACCATCTTAGGCATGCCACCAGCGGCCCAAATCGACTGCAAAACAGGCTTCAACAAAGCTTCTGTGTAAGCCCGCTGTGTGCCGTTAGTCGCCGCCGCCACAATGCCAGCCGCAAAGCCACCATTAGCCCCCGCCGCGCCGCGAGAGACGTTGCTGGTAAGCCAAGCAAGCGCACCCGCCGTTTCACCCGCGACACCCGCTGTAGCGGCTACCGAGGCATAGTTGCCAAGGAAACGCTTTTCACGGTCGGTGCGAATTTCACGGCCCGCCTTCATCACTTCACGCGCAAGCTCCGAACGACGTCCGGCTTTCGTGGTCGCCTCAACAGTGGTTGAAGCAGCCGCCACCTTCTTGAAGATTTGCGTATGGGTGCCAACGCGCGAGGTGTTGGCCCGCACTTCGTTTGCAAGGTCGTCGCCCTGAATGGTTTTGTTGTCGTGGTTTGCCGCTGTCAAACCGTCAATCTGCCATTCAGTATAGGTATTAGACGCAGTTGCGCGGCCAATAGACTTCTGAAAAGGGGTTTCATCGGGAAACAACTCTGCGATTTTGTCGTCAAGGTCTTCGCGGACGCCTACGCGCCCTACGTTCTGAATTGTATTTGCTGGAACTGCCATTTTACTATCCTTCTATGGGAATATGCGCATCACTGCGCACGGTCAAAGATGACCACTTGTTTCGAGATAATCAGCAAATGCCGCCGCCTGCGTCTCTTTCGATGTCGCTTGCTTCACATTTTGCCATGATTGTTGCGAACGTGCGGACGAAATTTCACCCCGCGTTGGCGCTACACCCGGCCTTACAACCTTCGGCAACGATTTTGCGGCGCGAACCTTATCCATCTTTCCCTTTTGCAGTGCGTCATATTTTGCAGCTTTACTTTTCCATTCCGCCGCCTTTTTCAAAGCAAGGACGTCTTGGGCTGTGGCCTCCGCCATCAAGTCACTTGAATAACCCAACTCCGCTCCGACTTTTCCTACCTCGGTGAGCAAAGCAGTGCGCTTTTCAGTGTCGTTCCAATCCGGTATTTGTTCCGCAAGAACAGCCATATCAGCCTGCAATTGCTCGTTAGCTGCAAATTGTTCCCTTTGCCCCGCCTCTTGCCGTGCCGTCATAGCGCGATGTTGCAACTCGCGTTGCTGGACAATCGCCTCCTCATATTCGGCTTGCATTTGGTAAAACAGCGCCGGATTACTCTGCACTAATGCAGGATTTGGGCGCTGGGGGGCAAGTTGACCTGCTAGGTATTCGACTTCACTCGCATACTGGCGCTGGCGTTCGGCAAATACAGTTTCAGCCTCAATTGAAGCACTGCGCTTCGCCTGTGCCGCTTCTGTCGTTGCCCGCTGAACAGCTTTGTCGCGCTGGGCCTCCCGTTCACTAACAAACTCTTGTAGTTCAACAGGCAGCTGTGCAAACCGCTCCTTCGCGTCAGTTCCCCATGAAACAGGCGGGTCGATGGCCGGTAAACCCGGTTCGTCGCTTTCGTCTTGGGCTTCCTCACTATCAGCGGCGTCTAGTTCGCCACCTTCAAGTTCTTCTTCTTCTTCCTCTGGTTGAGTTGCCTCTGCGTCGAGAAAATTCGCAATATCCTCAACCGCATCGACCGGTGAGGCTTCTGATATATCATCAAGATGGGCCACAATAAACTCCTTCTAAGGGACTGTCCGCATCGCTGCGGTCAACTATGCCGTCTTTCCGGCTGTCACACCCCTATCCGGGGGAGCGGTCTAACCAGCGACGCTTTGCCGCTGATAATTTCTCAACTTTGCGAACGTGGTCTTTATGGCTATCGGCAATCTGCCCCGCCGCAAAGATAGTGCGCATTTCATCCTCAACCGCCATAACGACTTTTGACGCTATTGACAATGCTGTAAGTTTGTTGGTTTCCCATGGCTCGACTTGCTTCATGCGGTCCACATAAGCGGTGCTTAGGCTTTCGAGAATAACCTTTAGGCCGCCTTCTTCGTTATAGAATTGCATCCATCGGCGGGCGCGGGCTAAGTCTTGTTCATTCATGCTGCCAAACTCCCGCCGGGACGGTTTTTCTTCAATTCATGGTCTTGCGCGGTGCGCGTTGCCGTCATTTGGGATTCAAACAGAAAACGGCGCTCCGCCAATTCAGTTTCTTTTTGAAATTGACGCTCCGCTAACGCAAACTCTGCATCGGCGCGTTGTTCTTGTAGTTGCTGCTGTAGCGCCGCTTCTTCGCGCATCATTTTCAGTTTCTCCGCACTCATTTGCTGCTCACCCTGCAATTTCTGTTGCGCAAGCTGGCTGTCCATTTGCATTTTCATTGTGGCGGGGTCTTGGCCTTGCTCTGGTGGCTTGTAATCATCGCTATCAGGGTCGATGAAATAATCATTAGGATCGCCCAAGCCGCTATCCCGAATGATACCCGCGCCTGTGTTGTATAGCTGCTTAGGGCCAGCAAGGCCCATTTGCACGGCTTCACGCTGCAACTCTGCAATCTGGATACGATTGGCCAAGCGTTGCTCTTTCTTGCCGCTACCAAGGCCGACGCGGATGTTTACGCCCATATCATCGGGCCAGCTTGACGGGTTAGCTTGCTTGTATTCGCCGTCAACTCGCATAACCAAAGGCTCGCCATGCTCAATCATCAATCGAAGCTTCTTTAGGAATAGACGCGACAACGCCTCCGCAAAGTTACGGGCTACAAACTCCTCCATCTGTTGCCCTTGCGCGTGTTGCAGCGCCATGCCAGTTGCGGTCTTGTTCATCGCCTCCGCATCAAGCCCTTGGTTCAACCGCGTAATGCCCGTTCGGCTTTCTTGTTCGCCCGATAGGTATTCCAGCATCGAAAGCGACTTATTCAAGTCCACGGGGTTAATAATAGGCATGGGCGGATCACCCTTGCCGCGAACGATAACGCCGGGGCCTTTAGTCAGTAGCGCCTCAATCGTATCATCGCCAATAGAGTTCTCTTGCAGCCACATCTTAGGGTCATTCGACTGGTAAAGCGCATCAAACGATTGGCGCAAGATAACCGACTTATTGCGTTGGATATCCATAACCTTGTCGGCCAAACTGTTTCCCACCATCCTGTGCGGACGCGGGAAAGGGCAAAAGACAACAAACGGCTGTTCGTCAACTTCTTCAGCTTCCAAAATAGTCTTGCCAACGCGATAAACACGCAACAATTCAGCAACGCCGTCGCCGTCATAATCAATACGGGCAAATTCCTTGCACAGCGTTACTTTGCGCAATCCCGGTATGCTGTCATTGTTGTCATGCTGCCATTCACCTTCCCACGTAGCTGTCTCGCGGGCATCGATGTTGCTTTCGGTGTATGCTGGCAGGCCTTCAACCTTGTCGCGGTCAAACCCCATTTGGATTAAGTCTGAAATGCTCTTACGCGTCCGGTGGCACAGATATTCGCTTTCATCCTCATGCCGCGTTCGGGCTGAAAACAAAAACTCATAGTTAGGGATAGGCATATCCACGTAACGCTTGCGCTTGCGGACCTCCTCTAATTTGACTTGGAACGACCCGTCATCGTTGTCGGTCACTTGAATGATGTTGCCATCCTCCATCAACATGGCGAGTTCTTCCTCACCTACAATGACGGTGCGCCGGGTGCGCTTTTCATCCTCAACACACGCCGTTTCAACCGCGCATATCTTTTCGATTAAACCAGTCTTTAGCCAATCATGCAAAACCTTGTAACCGTCCTGTTCACGCATGAACGAATGGTTTACGCCCTCTGTTGCCTCTTGCGCCGCTTCTTCTGCATCCCGCTCTTTAGGCTCAAACTCAACAACACGGTCGCCCGATACAAACGTGCGCAACACTGAAACAGCCATGTAATCGACCGTCTCTTGCACCACGGGAACGACAACCTGTGATTGCCCCTCCTCGGCTTCATCGATGATTCTGCCGTCGTAAAATTCCAGCGCAACTGCCTGTTCATCGGCAAGCTCTGTGCTGCGGTACGACGCCGCCTGTCGCTCCATTTCTTGCAAATAGGCGCATAACTGCTCGTCACTCATTACAGGCGGCTGTTGCTCGGCTTCCATAAATTCGTCCATTACACCACGCCCTTAAACTTATAAGTTATTTTTTGCGCCTTACGCGGCTCCTCATAAGCCACACACCCGCCGCCAAAAGCATCGGCACTATGGCTAGCCCAATCGTGGTTAGGCCCAAGGCCAATGCCCCGCGCTTCATCTTTCTTTTCGTGATACCAGCCCAAAGCCTTGCGCCCCGCCTCGGTTTTCTTTTCATCAAACCACATTTTCGGGAATAATTCACGCGCCTTTTCAACCCGTGCCATCGCAGCGCCCTTGCCTTGGTTCGGTATCACTTCCACTGCATACCCCGCGCCCTCGAATGCCGAACGATACGATACGTCAAACACCCTATCATTTGTGTCGCCATCATGCGGCAAGTATATCTTGCAACGATCCGGCGTATAGCCCTGCGAACGCATCCATGACAAATGCGAACCTATAGGTTGCCCCTGCACCTCATAATGGTTAACCCACCGCATGGCAAGCCCGACATCCTGCCGCGCCCAAAACACAAAGTTATCCGCTTTTGCACCTGTCCCGCCAATGTCGGCGAATAGCTTGATAATCAAATGCGGGTCTTCCGGCACGTGCCCTATGCGCCCGTCATCCTTGGCTTGTGTTAGCTGGCTTGTGAAATATGCACCCTCTAGTGCGGAAAGAAACTCGCCATCCCAAATGTGCCCATAAATGTGAGGCCGCTCGCGCTTATCCTTCACACGCGCCCGTTCAAGTATGGCCGGAAACCACGGGTTATCCCTGTAGTTCATGGCGACAATCTTAGTGCGGGGGTCGGCGCTGTTATAAAACCGCTTGTTGGTTGCCGACGTCTCGTTTTCAGGGTTCCACGTTAGCCATAGTTCGCTATCCTCTTCACGCAGTGTTGGGATAAGCTTTACCCACGCCTCTTCGATAACACTTTCCGCCTCCTCAACCCACGCAAGCAAAATGCGGCTGGTTGACTTGATGCTGTCGAGATTGCGCGCCAGCCCTAAGAACGAATAGCTTACGCGCCCTGACTTTGTGCGAATATATGTCTCACCTATGTCAAAATGCGCTAACAGCCAAGGCTCCGAACGAATAGCGGATTTAATCTCTTCCATCGAGCTGTCGGCCAAGCTGTTCATAAACTGCCGTGCGCATAGAATAATGCCCGAACGCCCCTCGGCATCCCACATCATCGCCCGAACGGCTGTCATCTTTGCGAATGAACGTGATTTAGCCGAACCACGACCCCCATAGGAGCCGCGAACGTCCGCCTCTCCCTCGAATACAGGGACTAGCTTTGCGGGTATCTCAAGCTGGGCTGTCGCCACGCGGCGCTATTCCTATTAATTCAATCCGCGTGGTTATCTCAACGGGTCCGCCATCCTCATTACCGCTAATGACTTGCGAGGCCTTGCCATAACCACGGTCAAGAACTTCCTTTGCCGCTGACACACGGGCCGCATCGCTCTCGCTGCCTGTCATGACGCCTACGAGCGTTTCTAATGCTTGGGCGGTATACTCCCTAGCCAAGTCTTTTAACTCACTGGTGGCCTTGTTAGGCGTTCCCTTGACCCTACCGCCACGGTGCTCGCCCGGTTTACTGCCACGATTGCTTGTCTTTGCTACTTTTGCGATCAAGTCCAATCCCCTATCGCTACCGGTAATACAGTCCATGGTGTTGCGTCCGGTGCTTGCTCTGTCCAGTTGCCGCTGCTTACACCTATGTCAGTCCAATTGCTAGCCGTTATATTTTGCGGCGCCCATATGCTTGTCGCGGGTGGCACCACATACCAACCGAATGCCGCGACGTTGCCTTGTCCGAATTGCCCCCCCAGCCCCGCTATTGCCCTTTCGGATTGTACGGATAGCCCTTGCAACGCAAGCCCAGCGCCCAACCCTGTCAGCATTGCCGTGTATTCGACTGCGGGCAAAAGATTGCCGCGTGCGAATGTGGCTGATTGTCCTAATATGCTAAAGGATAGCGTCGGGCTTATTGATGTTAACGTGAACTGCACCGCTTGCCCAGCTAGTGCTAGTGCGCTTGCGGGGGCAATGCTGCTTTGGGATAGCGCCCCGCCTAGCCCCGTTAGCCCCTTGGCCGTTGCCGCTTGCAATACGCCCGCTTGCACCGCTACCTGTTGGCCTGTTAATCCTCGGGCCATTGTTGGCGTTACCGCGGCTTGTGCGAATACAGCCCCTTGCCCCGTTACTGATAGGGCAAATGCCGGTACTATCGCCCCCGCTGCGAATGCCCCCTGTTGCCCCGTTAATGCCTTGCCATTGCTCGCGGCCAGTGTGCCGGTGAGAGCGGTTAGCGATTGGCCTGTTAGCGCATTGTTGGTCGCGGGGGCAACCGTGCCTTGCGCGGCGCTCATAGCCAAACCTGTTAAAGCCGCCGTGACACCCGACGCGGCAACCGTCACCGTGCCGATACTTGCCGTTGCTGAATTGCCGGTGACGGGGATGGATGATGCAGCGAGCAATGCGCCCGCCGTTGCTGTAATGGCAACCCCGGTTAGCGCGGCGGTTGTGGTCGGCTTATATACAAAATCCTGATCAAACCAACCCGCAATTTTTAATTCAGGGTCAAACCACGATTCTATTAAAAGTTCGGGATGGAATAGCGTCATAATACATTAGCATAAATCGAAACAAGCCCGCCCGTTATCGCCGCCGCCGGATTAGGTAGCGCCGTGGTTAGCGCCGCCGTGGACGTGCCGTGCAGGGGAGGCGTGGTCGATGCTAACGTGCCACCCGTTTTTGCCGCGCCGCCTTTTGTTGTTATAACCGTTGTCGCCGCCATCATAAGGCCAATATAGTATAGGCCGCTTGTCGGTACGCGGTACGGTGTTGTCATGGCGAGCGTTTTATACGTATTCGCCGCCCAAGCCGTCGTTGTCTGGTTTGCCGACTGGGCGAGTAATGCCGGGGCAGCTGGCTGGCCGCTATAAAGCGCAAAGAAATAGTTCGTCGGTGTCACCGCTGCCGTCGTGGCGCTGCTTATGCCGATGTTGCTAACAAGCTGGCCAGCCCGCAAATATATCGCTTGAAGGAATAGTGTGCCGCTTGCGGTAGGAACCGCCGTGTTGACTTCCGGGCAAGTCTCACGCGGCATTGTCTCCGCTAGTGTGCCCGTAGGGCCTAAGTTGACAACAGACGGCCCCGCATAGGTGTATACCCCTCCCTGCGCGTCGGTGTGCACCCAGTCGCCATTCTCATTAAAATGCACATGCTCATCCGGCAATAATGTGCAATTAAAAAGGTCTTCGCTATTTGTCCCATCAAAATGCTGGATTAAAACTGTCGTTGTTACCGTAGTGCTTACGTTGTGGATCGATAAGTGACGCACATTGCGCTGCGCCGCTGCTGCAGGGGCCGCAATGATCGTAGTCGTAGCGGCCGTTGTAATCGAGGCCGTATTTGTGCGACCCGGGGTTATAGCCCCGCTAGCATTGTCCACCCAACTTGCATGGACATGCACGGCCGATGCCGTACCGGTTACGAGCCGAATAATGTCCGATGTCGATGCTAGTATCAGCACTTAAGCGAGCCTAATCAAGCCGGTCGTTAAGTCATTCGTTGGCATAGTTAGCGTGAAATTGCCAGCCGTCACCGTTTGCGAGCCGAACGTGAAAACCGCAACCGATGCCTTGGCCGTGTTGCTGTCATTATAAAGCAATACCGCGTCAAAAGCCGCTAATGTCACCGTTGGCCATGAAAAAGAGGCCGATGGCGTCCAGAAAGCCACAATGCCCGTGCCGCCTGTATTCGCCGGAGCGCTGGCATTTGTTACCGTAACGCCACCCGCCGTATAACCCGCGCCCGTGGCTTCACCCGTTGCCGAATAGGCCGTCGTTGCTTTGTTAACCGTGGCGCTCGCTAGATACAAAGCAGCCTTAAAAACATCCTTTGTCGTTACCGTGCGCACTGCGTTAGCCCCTTGCGCCCCGAAAGCGTGCGTTCCGTTCAATACATCAACCCGGAAACTGTCGCATAATGCTTGTGTGTTCGCCATGTCTTAAATCCCCCCTTGTTCGCCGCTAAATGACACGCCGCGTAAAATTGACACGGCGACATCGCGCCGGACTAATTCGCCGTCTAGGTGCCATTCCGTCGCTACGGTTCGGGAATTGTCTTCCTCACTAACAATATCGACAGCGGTCAAAAGAGACCTTTCGATCATTCCTTTTGTCGTATGAACATCAGCCATATTGTTTCCTTGCCGTTAATCAGCGATTGCTAAACCATCGCAGAAAAAAAGGCAACAGTGTTATTTGCTCTCCAAATGCTCGCCGCGTTCGATTGCTTCTCGAACATATTGTAAGGCTTCAACGGTCAAGTCTAGGATCGCGGCCTCCATATAATTGCCTGTCTTCCCATACGCTGACAATTGTTCGCGCATAGTTTTGGCCTTACGCTCCAACCATTTCACAACAGCATCACGTTCCTGCTTGCTGGCATGGTCTCCTACAAGCTCGTTCATGGCTTCCCCCTCGCCATTTCTATGCGGGCTTGTTCGGCCGTGGGTTCGTTCATTGGCTAATCGCCTTTGCTATTTCCATTGCATCATCTGGCGACATTTTAGGGCCGTAAGCCATAACTTCAAGCAACCGCTCAAAGCCATCCTTGTCGAAAATCCGCGTGCCGTCGCTTAATACGCTTACCGTAATCTCAACGCCTAGTATGGTTATGGTATTGTCAGAAATTGCATGTGGTAGCTCGTTCATGATTGTTGCTCCAATAATTGCGCTACCCGTTCAACAGCCATCGCCATAACCTTACGACAACCCTCGGCCTCGCAGCGTTCAATTGTGCGCAAGTTGCATTCCAGCGCGTCTGCTAGCTGGACGCGTGTCATACCAATGGCTCCCCTAGCCCGGCAAAATAGCCCACCATGCCCAATATAAACACACCTAGACCAAAGCATAGTATTACGGCTAGTTCGTATTCCCAGCTATATATTTTTTCGTTATCGTTCATGATTGTTGCTCCAATAATTCGCTACCCGTTCAACAGCCATCGCCATAACCTTACGACAACCATCGGCCTCGCAGCGTTCAATTGTGCGCAAGTTGCATTCCAGCGCATCGGCAAGCTGAATGCGCGTCATGCCAAGGTCTTTGC